CTGTTGTTGGTGCTACCTGCCCGATCTTGATCAAGAAGGCTTCGTTTTCTTTTTCCCACTCGGACATATTAACTCCAACTCGTAAGGATATTGACGGACATCTCGCAGCTGAGAAGGTCTCCCGAAGCAGCATTGAGAACGCTAGGTGCGCTGATCGCGCTTACATTATAGGTCAAAGATGAATCTGCGAGCTTAGCGAACACGCTACAAACAGTATCTTCTATGCCGTTAAGATTGCCTTCATTGTCAAACAAAGGCACTGTCATGATGATCTTGAAATTGGCCGTTGGGCTAATAGTGATGTGTTGATTATTGTTAGGGGTCAGATAAGGATCATCTGGAGTAACGATAACTGAATTGGCTAAAACTGTGGCTGGAGGGAATGCAAAGACTTGATATTTACTATCGTCTTGAAGAGCCTCGGCTAGTGTCGTTCTAAGTAGTGTGATGGCAACTGTCATTATCCCACCATCGAATTAGGACTTAGTGCGTGGGCGATCAATCCTCGCACCTTAGCGAGAAGCTGTGCGCTCATTCGGTAAGGGCTTGGCTGGAAATCGACAGCATTACTGCCTGAAAGGGTGGCGGTAGATGCTTGCCATATCTCAACAGATACCATCAAACTTGCTTGAATTACTGCTGCATCGGTAGTCCAGTCAACATTGGTTGCACCTGCTACCTGACCTAATGGAGCAACTGCATGCTTTACTGTTGCTGTTGGGCTACCAGTTACAGCGAATGTTATTGAATCTTCACCGACTGCTGTTAGTGTCTTTGTGCCGTTGAATGGTGAACCATTACCGGTGATCACTACCGACTGGCCTACATAAAACACATCTTGGATCTCTGTGTCAAAGTACAAAGTGCCTTCAGTAGTTGTGTTGCTTTGTAGGGAATTGAATTGATAGTTATTCCATAGCATCGGCAGAAGAACTGCATCGGATGCATCACAAACAGATTGAAGGGTCGCGTCTGGATACAAGGTACCCACGCCAAGAGTGCTTCTCAAAGAAGCAACGGTTGTGACTGACATTTCAATCCTTTCTAAAGACCCTGAGGGGCAGAAGGGCACTGCCCCTCAGAGCGACTTAGTAACCTATTAAGTTAGGTTGAACTTGCGAACGCCCTTACCTGACTTAGCAAGGTAAACTGCTAAATAGCCGTAAAGGTTGATCTCAATTTCGCCAGATGTTAATACATTAACACGAAGTTGTGTTTGTGGTGATTCCCAAACATACACTGATGATGGAGCAACCAAGTATGCTGAGTTATCGACTACGCCTGAAGTTGTGATGTTGTGATCTACGATCAAGTCAGTTCCAAGAACGTTTCCGCGAACAGATGTTGCTACTGCTGTACCTGATGCGTTGTATGTTGCGCCTTGTGCTGAGTAGAGTGCGCGACCTGTTGTGTCTGCGTATCCTGTGATAGCAGCCCATTGGTCAGTTGAAGCAACTAGCTTGTTAGCAAAATCTCCGCCTGTACCCTTGTATGCTGCTGCACCTTCTACAGATATGAATGACTGTAGTCCTGCTGCTGTCGCTGCTGTTGCTGCGGCTGTTGTACCTGAACCAAAAAACTCTGCTAGAAGTGCTGCATCTGTTGCCTTCTCGTATGCCTTGCGAAGTTCAACCATCATTAGTTCCATGAACGCAGGTGATGAACGATCTACAAGCTCGAATGATACGCGCTGTAGTCCTGAGAACTTGTTAACGTTGACTGTGTCGAATGCAGATGTCATGCCTGTTTCTGATGGTGCTGCACCTTCGTTTGTGTCTGCAACTGTTGGTGCAGTGTCTGCTGAAGCAGCGTTTGTATAAAGGCGTGGAACTGTGAAGCTCATGCCGTTATCGATTAGTGCTGCACGTGTTGATGCTTCGAACGCTGGACGACCTGTAAAGGTGTCAGTGATAAAAGTGTTTAGGTGTGGTGCAAGTGTAAGGCCTGTGTTTGTTGATGTTGAGTCATCCGCTGCGCGAACTACGCGACGAGCTTCGTCATCACCAAGTGCTGCCTTGATGTTGGCTTCTAGGTACTGCGCTGATGTGATTGGTGCAATGCGCTCACGCACAAATGTAGTTGCAGTAACAACAGGACGAGCAGCTTCAACTGCTGCTGCCTCTACTGGTGCTGCAACTGTCTCTGGAGTATTCTCCACAGCTGTCTCGCTTTCTGTTGGTTGGATTTCTTCTACTGCTTCTGGAGTGTCCTCAGCAGCTACATCGGTAACTTGAGCCGACTTAAATGCTGGCTCTGTTACCAAACTTACTTCTAGCAACTTGGCAGCGGATACAAACATCACATTGCCCTTCTGCTTTGACTTGATTACTTCTACTCCTACAGACAGGCCAGACTGCAAGCCTTCTTCTGCAAGGATTAGAGCTTCTGATCCACGGTTAGATCGTGAAACTTTAAATGATGCATAGATGCCATCTTCTTGCTCGATAAACTGTGTTGCTTTACCGAGAGGCTGACGAGCATCGTGTTGGTTTAGTAACTTGACAGTCTTAGCATCTTCTGGAAGTGCGATTGCGCCCTTCTCGAATACAACCTTACCTGCTGAAGTGTTACCGACTTCGCCTGTTCCTGCTGGAACGATCTTGCCTGAGATTAAGCGTTCCTCAACATTGGCAATAAGTCCAGAGGTAAAAGTAATTACCTGATTTTCCATTATTCGATTCCTTCACTTCCGTTAGGTGTTAAATCTTCCATCTCCATTGCTTGCTCAACTGTGATCAAGCCAAGAGATAGCATCTTCTCAATTACTAACAAGCGTTCCATTGGCTCTGTTGCTAGGAATGAAGAATCCACATCGAACTTAACTGCATTACCTCTAGCAGTAATGTCATCCATTGAGAGACGATCCTCGATAGCACAGACATAAGGAGCCAGGGTTAGAGAGTAAAATTGTTTTCTTTCGTCAAGCACATTGGCATAAGTCATGCTGTTGTTGGCTTCTGCTGATAACAGATAAGCAGGTACATTGCACAAGCGAGCAATTTCAGTAGCCAAGAATTGTTGTGCTTCGTCATACATCATGTCTTTAGGTGAGAATGATGTTGGCTGATATTCAAGAGTAGATGTTAGGTAAGCAGTAGCGCGATTTTGTCTAGCGTTCTTCCATGATGCAAGTAATCCTGCAACTTCTTTAGGATCAAGGTCGGCACCGTTATTCCTCAACACGCCCGACGGCATCGGAGTGCTTGCTGCAATAACTGCTGCTTTGCGAAGATCAACAGCAGCTCTAATTGTTTCAGATCCGCGTTCTAAGATGCCTTCATCAAATGCTTGGAATGTAACAATAGATCCAAGACCTGACATTGGTACTGCAACAGCATCTATAAAGTATTGAGTGATTTCCATGCCATAAAGATCAGTGTTAAATGTAACCTTGACATTAGGAATCCACTTAAACCGAGCAGGCCGTCCATCCTCTGCATACAATTCTGTAACTTGCCAGTAAGCCACGCCGTACATCATTAGTGAATCAACAGTCCATGCCATTGTTATTGATCGAGGCTGATTTATTGCTGGTTGATCACACCAGATTGGATTGCCTAATTGTTCACCTGTTGACTTACGGTAAAGATTAAGTGGCAGACCGCCAATAACACCAGAGATAAGATTGCGGCATCGAGCTACTGAAGGGACTGACATTGCCTCATTGCGTTGAACGCGAGGCAATACATAATTGAATAGCGAGTTAAGATTCTCGCCCATAATAGTAGGGGCGTACTGCGCTGTAAGCGATGTCTTATTAGGAGTGGTTGCTTGTGTTTTGCGAAATAGACCCATAGTCATAAAGTGTAGCATTTGTCAAGTAAATAGACAACACGCCACGAAGTGTCTAGGTATAAATCTGAGGCTTAGGCTGAGGGATCATTAACTTAGATACGACCATGGCAAGGCCAATAGGTGCTGAGATGTCACCTGCTGACTTTCGCTTAATGATGCGCCATGCAGAATCGTTGACTTTAGCGGCACAGTTATTCATCTGCTGAATCAGTTCTGCCTGCCCATTGTGAACGACTCGATGATTGACCAAGCCTTCTAATAGATCGCCACAGGCTTTGTAAAACTGCTGGCCTGAGACATCCTCGACCATAACTCCAGAATTAGACAAGCGATCTGCAATAGTCTGTGTGGCGTACTTGTCAAAGCAGACTAGGCGAGGCCGATATATGTCGCACCATGACTTTATACTAGCTGCCATCTTTAGTTCATCCACAGCGACCTGTGAGCTGTAAGTCTCTAAGATTCCAATGCCAATCCTCCCATCTGGCAATAATTGTCCAGCAACAAGTGAGCCGTTACGCCTTGAAGGGCTAACATCAAAGCCGAATACTGTATAAGCACCAACTGACATCTCTAAGGTGCTATCGCTAGTTTCTTCCAGCACTCCATGAGGCCAAGGGCTACTTAATGAGTCGATCCATTGACATAGTGTTTCAGTCCGAGTATTTTCAATAGGAGAAGTAGCGATCGCCTCTTCAATCGCTTCCTCCGTGATTGTGTACCCCAGTGAGGGGTTAGCCAGAGCCCATGCATTGCGATCGTCTATCTTGCAGTACTGCGGTGCTGAGTACTCATAGAATCCGAATGACTTGGGAGGGTAGTCGATGGCTCGTTCCCGTAAGTCATTGAGTACAGTGCTGAAAGCATCTCCCGCATTTGAGGTAAGAAGTGTCTGACTGTTTGCATGGGCTCTAGTTGTAGGAGTAGCAGCTCTGAATCCATCTTCTGTGATCTCTCGGATTTCGTCAATGTAGAGCAGTCCGTTGACGGATCTGCCGCGACTTCCATCTCGAGTTGCTGCAACAACATCAAGCCTTGCTCCAGAGAGCATCTCAATGCTTTCAGTGCCGTTGGCGTGTCTGATCTGCTTGACGAATCCTTTGAGGTGGTCATTAGTCTCCAGTAGGTTAGTGATCTGTCTAAAGGTGTCCAGAGCCATGCTTCTGTTAGAGGACATGATCAGGACATTAGTATTCCACTTGATGAGGTGTGCCAGTATTAGCATACGCGCCAAATGCGTCTTACCATTCTGCCGCGCTACAAGAATAAGGTTTGTCTTACGAATCCATAGACCCTTCTTATCCACAGTAAGCATGTCTTTAAGCACAAACTCCTGCCACGGCATTAAATCCAGCTTGACGATAGCGCATAGATCTTTTACATCTTGTAGCTTGTTTTCGCCTTTTAGAAGCGGGCTGTGAAGCCTTGGCTTGGTTGCCCCTCGTAAGGCTTTGGACTTTCTGGGCCTAGTTGTCATTGATCTGGATCTGGTCGGGTCTTAAAAGGACTATCCAGCATCGGTTCGGACTGCATCGGGGAGATAT